TATATAGCAATGTTATTGTAGATGGTGCAATGTATTACGTGTATCAATTCCGTTCAGATACACAGATGGCACAACTATCCCAGCAACGCTTTGAAGATGGCATCAAATACTTACGCAGTCAGCATATAAATCGTACATCTTACTTACGTGATACAAGAGTATATTACTAATGGCTACAGCTTGGCAGACATTCCCTATAGAGTTTAGAGGCGGTTTGATCTCTAACCTATCTCAGTTGCAGCACGGTACTAATGCTGTTGGCTCTGCTACTATTCTGCAGAACTTTGAGCCAAACAAAGAAGGTGGATACTCCAAGGTAAAAGGCTATGAAAAGTTTAGCGATACAGAGGTAACAGGCTCTGGTCCTATTCTTGCACTAAAGGTTATCTCTTCTGGTCGTATGGTAGTAGCACGTAAGAACGCTACAAACCACACAGAGTACTACGTAGGCACAGGTACAACTTGGACTAGTATGGCTACTAGTGCTAGTACTAATGGTGGCAAAGCACGTCATGCAGAGTATAACTTAGACGGTGACGATAAAGTAATCTTTGTAGACGGTACTAACTACCCTGCTATTTATAACACGTCTGGTAACACTATGACGTTTATGACTGCAGCGGATAGTACAGATGTTAGTGCAGCAGAGTATATAGCTATCTTTAAGAACACAGCATTCTACGCTAAAGGTAATAACGTATTCTTTACTGCACCTTTTAGTGTAGACGACTTTAGTGCAGCTAATGGTGCAGGTAGTATTAATGTAGGTCAAGACATAACTGGCTTAACAGTGTTTCGTGATCAGCTTATTATCTTTACTACTAGCTCAATTAAACGCCTTACGGGTAACACCACATCAGACTTCCAAGTATCCCCTATTACAGATCGTATTGGCTGTGTAAACGGTGATACTATTCAGGAAGTCGGTGGTGATATTATGTATCTTGCACCAGACGGTATTCGCCTACTAAGTGCTACTGATCGTATTGGTGACTTTGGTTTGGATATCGCTTCTGATGCTATAGCTAAAGATGCAGCTACATTCCTGAAAACATCATCTAACTTTAGCTCTGTACTGCTACGTGAAAAAGCCCAGTATCGTATCTTTTCTTATGTAGAGTCAGAACAGCAGGGTGTTGCTAAAGGTTTGATTGCTACTAAGTTTGTATCACAAGGTGCTTCTGGTATCTCTTGGGCTACAACAAAAGGTATTAAAGCATTTGTAGCAGACAGCCGTTATGCTGGCGATCAAGAGACTATAGCGTTTGCTAACTCAGATGGTTATATTTATGAGTTAGACACAGGTAGTGCCTTTGATGGCTCAGACATTGAAGCTATTTATGAATCACCTTTCATGCCTCTATCTGACCCACAGGTACGTAAGACATTCTATAAGATGACTTTGTATGCTGAACCTACAGGCAGTATGGAATTAGACATTAACCTTAAATATGATTTTGCTTCAAGCACAAACACAGCAGTAGTCCAACCTCAAACGTTCAACATAAGCAGTACAGGTAGTTCTGTATTCCTGTTTGGTGCTTCTAACTCTGTGTTTAATACTTCTACTTTTGGTGGTGAGCTAGATAACGTTTATAACTCTAATATTATTGGTTCAGGTAAAACAGTAGCACTTCGTATTGAAGACAATTCAACAAACCCAACATTCACACTCGACACAGCATTGTTAGAGTTTAAACAGAACGATAGGCAGTAATATGGCAGGATACACACGTCAGGATACAGCAAACAATATTGCTAACGGTAACGTTATTGATGCAGATGACTTTGATGCAGAGTATAATGCTCTTGAGTCTGCCTTTAACGCATCTACAGGTCATACCCATGATGGTACGGCAGGTGAGGGTGCGCCTATTACAAAGGTGGGACCAAGCCAAGACCTTATTGTTTCTGCTACGAATATTTTACCAAAAACAACTAACACGTTAGATTTAGGTTCTACAGGGGCGAAATATAAAAACGCTTACTTTGATGGTGTAGTAAACTCTGACTCATTTGTAGGTCCACTTACTGGCAATGTAACAGGAGATGTCACAGGCACAGTAACAGGGAACGTTACTGGTAATCTTACTGGTAACGTTACAGGTAACCTTACTGGTGATGTTACAGGTGATGTTACAGGTAATGTTACTGGTGATGTCACAGGAGATCTTACTGGCAACGTAACAGGTGATGTCACAGGTGCATTAACAGGAAACGTTACTGGTGACGTTACAGGTAATGTGACTGGCAACGTTACTGGTGATTTAACTGGAGATGTTACAGGTAATCTTACTGGTGGAGTAACAGGTAACGTAACAGGAGATGTCACAGGCAACCTTACTGGTAATGTTACAGGAAATGTAACTGGTAATGTTACTGGCAACCTTACAGGTGACGTAACAGGAGATGTCACAGGTGACGTAACAGGTGATCTAACTGGTAACGTCACAGGGAATTTGACAGGTAATGTTACCTCTACAGGTGCTAACTCTATGGCAAGCCTTACCACTACAGGTGATGTTGTTGTAGGCGGTAACCTTACTGTATCAGGTACAACTACTACAGTTAACACAGAGACTATTAATCTAGCAGACAACCAGATCGTTCTTAACTCTAACTACACAGGCTCTAGCCCAACCGAGAATGGTGGTATTGAGATTGAACGTGGTACACTAGATAATAAGACCCTTGTATGGGATGAAACAGCAGATAAATGGACTGTAGGCTCTGAGACATTTGTAGCTGGTACATTTGAAGGTGCGCTTACTGGTAATGTTACAGGTAATATTAACGGTATTGTAGGTGGTACTACACCTGCGGCAGTTACAGGTACTACTATCCAATTCAATACAGGTTTGACGGATGGTACTACTACTATTACAGGTTTTGCTGATGAAGATAATATGTCATCTAACAGTGCTACTCTTATCCCAACACAGCAATCTGTAAAGGCTTATGTAGACAATGCTACAGCAGGTGGCGGTGCTATTACTGCTAGTACAGTTACAGCAACGTCACTAGATCTTGGTGCAGGTACAGGCTGGGTAATTCAACCTTCTGGTACAGAGCTTCACTTTATTTATAACGGCGCTGTACAAGCTAAGCTAACAAGCACAGGTACATTCCAAGCAAATGATGACATTGTAGCGGCGGCATTCTAATGGCAGTAAAACCTTCTGGCTCTCTTAGTTTAATAACAGATATTGTAGGTGAGTTTGGTGGTAGTACACCTCACTCTCTTAAAGAGTATTATCGTAATGGTACAGCAGGTGTTACATCTAATAATACTAATGTGCCAGAGTCACCTGACCCCCTTAACATGTTGAGCTTTTACAATGCAGTTAAGCAAGTCAGCTTTACGATATCTTCTAGCCAACAAGAGTTAAACTTGCAAACGTATCTTACTGGCCAAGGTTGGGATGGAAGCACACCAGTCGTGCTTACAATCAATAGCGGCGTATATTTGTGGTCTGATAACACGTCAACTGCTGGGTTGATTATCTCAAGTGCATTCAACAATAAGCTAACCATATACAACAGCGGATACATAATCGGCAGAGGTGGTAACGGCGGTACAGCTGGGGCTGGTGATGCAGGTGGCCCAGCCTTATCAAATTCCGCAACTGGTGTTCAACTAATAAACCAAAGCGGCGCTTATATTGCTGGTGGCGGCGGCGGTGGTGCGGGTTATAGAGGTGGCGGCGGTGGCGGCGCTGGTGGCGGTAATGGCGGTAATGGTGCATTAGAGGCATCAAATGCTAGTGGCGGTGCTGGTGGCAGCATAGGATTATCAGGTTCAAACGGCAGTTATTATGAGGCTTCCATTTATGCTGGCGGCGGTGGTGGCGCAGGTGGTGGTGGTGCTGGTTGGGTTGATAAGTCTGACGACAACTATGACAGCGCATCAGGCGGCGGCGGCGGTGGCCGAATACTCCCTGGCTCTGGTGGCTCTGGCGGTTACAATGGTTACATTGGCCCGTACAACCTACTAGAGGGTGGTGCAGGTGGTTCATCAAACGGCTCTGGCGGTAATGGTGCATCTAGTGCTGGCGGCGGTGGTGGCGGCTGGGGTGCGGCTGGTGGTAACGCCTCGCCATATTCTGGTGGCGCAGGTGGCGCAGCTATCTCTGGAACAGCTATCGCATCTTTAACCAATAATGGTATAATCTACGGAGCGGTAGCCTAATGTCCGATATTAACTTGACACCAGAAGAGCTTGAGGCTATGCTTGATCGTGCCGCTAGGCGTGGTGCTAGGGAAGCATTGCGATCTCTAGGATTACACGATCAAGATGCGCATAAAGACATTGTAGAAATGCGTACATTGCTAGAGTCTTTTAGAGATACTAAGAAAAGTATTTGGACAGCGGCAGTAAAACTAATAACAGTAGCATTGCTATCATTTATAGCTGCATCTGTTTGGATGCAAGTA